CCCCATGCCCGGCTGGCCGGGGGCCATGGCCGGGGCATCACCCGCCGCGCCCGGCTGGCTGGCGCGCGCGGGCACGGCGGGGCGCGCCTGGCCTGAATCCACACGCAAATCCCCACCAATATCCATGCCAATATCCGCGCCCACCGCGAAAAAGGGGCGATACGCCATGCCCCCATCCGCGCCACGGGGCAACGGGCCGGGACTGCCCGCGTCCCGGGCCACGCCCCGGCCCGACGCCATGCGCTCCGCCGCCGCGCCATTGCCTGTGCGCGCTGCCCCTGTGCGCCCCGTCCCTGTGCGCCCCGTCCCTGTGCGCGCCGCCCCTACGCGCACTGCCCCTATGCGCACCGCCCCTGCGCGGACGGCCCCCGCCGCCGGTGGCACGCCCGCGCGCGCTGCCGCCATGCCGTGGGCCGGACGGGTCGCGGCCCGTGCCGACAGCCCCCGCGCGGCACCCTTCACGCCACGGGGCAGGGCGGTCGCCATGGCGGCTGCCGTCATGCCACGGGGGCGTATCGCGGCCCCGCCCGCCCCGCCCATCATGGCGCGCGCCCCCGCGCCCATCGCTGGTATCCCCCGCATGGGGCGCGGGGCGCATGGCGCGGTCGCCTTCGCCATGCCGCCCGCCCGCGCCACGCCCGCCGTCACGCCGCCATTGCCCGACCTGCGGCCGGGCCGGACACCGGCGGCCATGGCGATCCCGGCTACGCGCGCCATGACTCCGACAATATCGCAGGCAGCCCGCCTGCCGCCCATGCCCCGCGCCACGCGCGCCCGGCCCGTACCGGCGCGTGGGGTGACCCCGTTCCCGGCGTCCCTGCCGCCACGGGAGCGGACGCGGGGCAGGCCGCCCTTCATCAGTCCCGGCCCCATGGAACGGACGGGCGGCCCCGCGTCATCCGCACCGGCGGGCAGGCCGGGCGACAGGCCGCCGGTCATGCAGGTCACCATTCCCGTCACCCTGGACCACCAGGCGGTGGGGCAGGCCATGGCCCGGATCGACACCGCCGCCGCCCGGCACGAACTGCGCGCCACCGGCACCGCGCCCGACGTGATCCGCTACCCGCAGATGCCGGGACACGCGACAGGGGTGTGAGCGTGCGGGGCATCATGGCGCGCCCTACAGGCTTCCGGCAGCCGCCACCGGGTCGCAGGCCCCATAAAACGGCGGTCGCCAACGCTTTGCGGCCAGTGGCCGCTCACCCTCCCTTCCATGCCGGGAAAAGGCCCTGGGCGGCGGTCGCCATCGCCATCCCCATCAGCACGGCCAGCACGACCCTGCGCGCCACGGCCTCGCTCATGCGTCCGGCCAGCCGCGCGCCAAGCCAGAGTCCGGCCACCAGCGCCGGGAGCGAGATGACAGCCAGCCTGACGCTGTCCCGGCCAAACAGGCCGAATGCGAACAGCGCGGGCAGGCCCGCCATGTCCATCGCCAGGAACGTGGCGATGATCGAGGCGCGGCCCGCCTGCAGCGCAAGGGGCGAGCCAAGGAAGAACACGATGATGGGCGGCCCGCCAATGCCGAACGCCCCGTTCAGGATGCCAGCAGTCGCCCCGGTTGCCGCTGTCTGCGCCAGTGTCGGCATGCGTTTCATCTGGATGCCAGCCATGAGCACGAGGGCGGTGATGAAGATGAGGCCGGCCAGCACAAGCCTCATCGGCGCAACCGGGACGGTCGCCAGACAATACACGCCCACCGGCGTGAACACGATCGCGGTCCCGACCATGACGGCTATCGAACGCCAGTGGATGTCCCGCCAGATTGACGGGACCAGGTGGAGTCCGGCCACCACTTCCAGAACGAACATGGCCGGGACGATCGTGGCGGGCGGCAGCACGAATGACAGGGAAATGACCGTCAGCAGGGCAAAGCCGAACCCGGAAAGGCCACGGACGACCGCCGCAAGGAAAACACAGCTAAAGGCGTAGGGGATTTCATGGGGCATTGCGCGTTCCGCACCCGTGCGACTGAATTGCGAAAGGGGGGACACTACCCTGAACCCCGTTGCCTTGCCGCAACAATCTCCTGCCTTCCAGCAGCCATGCCGCGACACCCGCCGTCATTCCCGCGCCCGGGCGCTACGTGAAAAAAACCGCCCCGACGGCGATCATCCTTCCAGCCTGCGCGCTCTGGCGCTAGACAGGGGCAATGATGGCATGGCCGCGCGACCCGGTCCGCGCCGCGCCCTTTCCCCCATTTCCATCCCATCCCGCCCCCGCGCCGCCCGTGGGCGGCGGCGGGCCAGAAAGGGGAAGCATACCCATGTCCCTGACCCTTATGAATGCCCAGACCGCGATCGGTTCGATCGGGCGGCTGTGGGCGTCGGCCCCCGTGACCATTGGCGGGCTGGCCCTGACCGGCATGGAGGTGCCGCACCTGATCCGCGATGGGGGCACCCAGCAGGTCGCCGTCCACCGCCTGCCCGGCGGGAACAGGATCATCGACGCGGTGGGCAACGACCCCGACCGGCTGGAACTGTCGGGCACGTTTGTCGGCCCCACCGCCATTGAACGGGCGTGGATGCTCAAGCAGATGCGCATTGCGGGCCAGCCCGTGGCCTTCAGCGGGGCGGGGCTGTCGCTGCTGGTGCGCATCGTGCAGTATTCGTACGACTACACGCACAAGGGCATCGTCATTCCCTACCGGCTGGTGCTGGAACAGCCGCCGCAGGTCGCCAGCACGGCCGGCGTGGCGTCGGACCTGTCGGCGCTGGTGGGGGATGACGCGGGGTCCGCCCTGTCGGCCGTCACCGGCGCGCTGGATGATGTCTCGACCATTGCGGGCAATATCACCGGCCAGCTCGGGACCGTCATGGCGCAGGTCACGCCCATTGCCGACATGACGGGGGCGGGCGGGGTGTTCGCAGGCGTGCAGGACCAGCTTGGCATGGTGGGCGGCCTGTCGGGCGCGGGGGTCAACCTGGCCTCCGCGCCCGACAGCGCCGCCAGCGTCCTATCCGGGCTGGAAGCATCGGGCGCGGGCCTGACCACGGCCATCGGCCTGAGTGGCGCGAACCTTGAATCCATCACGCCGGCCAACGCCGCCAGCCTGTCCACCCTGACCCAGAACGCGCAGTTGCACACCGCGTCGGTCACGTCCGGCGCGCTGGTCAACCGGGCCTACGCCAACACGCTTTCGGCCACCAGCGGCACGCAGGACGGCCCGCTGGTCACGCCGTGACGGGAGCCAGACATGCCAGCAACGATCAAGGTCACGGCCAGTGACATTTCCCTGTACCACGTGGCGGCACGGCAATTGGGCGATGCCGCGCAATGGTGGCGCATCGCGCGGCTGAACGGCATGGGCGACCCCGACCTGTCGGCGTTCGCAACGCCCGTCAGCCTGCTGCTGCCCGATGCCGATGCCTTGCAGGACAGCGGCGTGCCGGGGGTAGCGTCATGAGCGCGGGCCTGAATGCCCCCGCATCCACGCAGCCCATATGGCGCATGCCGCGCGCGCGCGTTCTGGTGAACGGGGCCGAACGCGCGGAAACCGGGCTGGAACAGTTCACCCTGACCCGCACGCGCTACAGCCGCGCCGATACGCTGGACATGACGCTGGCGGTGGACCGGGCGCGCATTCCCCCGGGCGGGCTGTGGTTCGACCTGCAACCGGCGGGGCAGGGCGCGACGCTGCCCGATATCGACATTACGGTGCAGATGCGTGACGCGGCGCGGGACGGCGCGCAGTGGGTGACGATGTTCCGTGGCATCGTGGACCATGTCGGCCTCAGCCCCGCCGCGACATCGGTGCAGGTGCAGTGCCGCGACTACCTGGCGAAGCTGCTGGACATGCGGGTACGCGACGGGTGGATGAACATGACCGGGGCCGACGTGGTCCGCGCCATGGTTACGGCAGCGGGCCTTACGCCCGATGTCACCATGACCGACGCCATGGTGGGGCAGTTCTGGCAGGTGGAACACAAGCGCGCATCCGCCGCCACCCACAGCCGGTTCCAGACCGCGTTCGACCTGGCCCGCACCATGGCCACCATGGCCGGGTGCGACCTGTATGCCGATGGCGCCACCATTGTCTGCGCGCCATATCCCACGGCCACGGCCGCCAATACCCATGTGCTGGACTATGCCGATACAGGCCCCGGCAGCCCGGTCGCGATGGGGGCGTACGGCCTGCATTTCACCCGCGATTACCAGGTGGGGCGCGGCGTTGTCGTGCATGTCATGAGCTGGGACAGCCGCCAGCGCACGCGGGTCGAGTACTACTGGTCCGCAGGCGGCGGCAGCGCCGTGCCCGGCGACGGCACGGGCACGCTGCACAGCTTTGCCCTGCCCGGCGCGCGGCTGGATGACCTGAAGCGGATCGCGCGGCAGAAATACAACCAGATCACGGCGCATGCCCGCACCATAACCGGCACCATCCCGGGCTGCGTGACGCTGGCGCCGCGCGACTTCATGCGCCTGTCCGGCACGAACACGACATGGGACGGCACGCTGGATGTGGACGCCGTGACCAGCAGCTTTTCATGGCAGGGCGGCTTTGCCCAGCACGTCACCCTGCGCGCGCGCAACACCTTGCAGGAAGGGGAAACGGATGGCTGATACACGCATGGTCGCAGCCAGCATGGCCGGCACGCTGGCGCAGCCCCGCTTCGGGCTGGTCAGCGCGGTGGACCCGGTCAACCACGCCGTCAAGGTCATGACCCAGCCGAGCAACATCGAAAGTGGATGGCTGCCTTGCGCCGCCATGCAGGTCGGCAGCCTGCGCATCGCCTGCCCGCCCGATATCGGCACGCATGTGCTGGTCGTGCATGTGGAGGCGGACGCAGAACACGGCGTGGCCGCCGTGCCGGTGTATGACGCGGTGGTGATGCCGCCCGCGTCCCCCGCCACGGGCAAGCCGGCCCAGCCGGGCGAGATGCTGATCGTGGCCGGATGCGGCGCGCCACCTGCGAATGGTGGCACGGCGACAGGGCAGGCGACCGATAACGCGCCGTGGTGGCACATCACCAAGGACACGATCCATAGCGGGGCAGGGCAGGCCACAGAAACACTGACCGCCACCGGCAAGGCGTGGAAAGTCGGCAGCGTGGGCATGGTGCTGGACGCAACCGGCCTGCATGTGACCGGCGGCCCCATCACCACGGATAAGGACATGACCGCGCAGGGCACCGTGACGGGGCAGGCGGACGTGATCGCCAACGGCACGTCCGGCCACGGCCACACCCACCCGGTCACGGATGCGCCGGGCACAACAGGAGCGCCACAATGAGTGCAACAGTCACCACCCTGCGCCCGGCACAGGCCCCGGACAGGCAGCGTATGCTGGACATGCTGGATGGCATTCGGGCGGAAGTGGAGGCGGGCGGCATCATCAGCCTGGTGGCGCTGGCCATCCACCCCGACAGGGCGTTCAGCAATTACAGCGCGGGCGAGATGAGTGTAACCGAAACCGTGGGCATGCTGGAACGGCACAAGCTGTCGCTCCTGCTGAAACTGTCATGAGCGCGCTGTCCCACACCATGGGCGGCGACCTTGACCTGTCGGGCACGGGCGGCGTGGCCGTTGTCACGGGGGCGGCGCAGACCCGGCAGGCGCTATTGCGCCGTCTGTGCACCAATGCGGGCGCGTATATCTGGCAGCCTGATTACGGCGCGGGGCTGCCTGCGCGGGTCGGCACGGTCATGGATGAAGCGGGCATCCGCGCCCTTGTGCTGCAGCAGATGCAGGCCGAGGCCGGCGTGGACCAGACCCGGCCCGTCACCGTGACCATAACCAGCCCGGAAACCGGGGCCTACCTGCTGGCCATAGCCTACACCGACGCCACCACCGGCACGGTGCAGGAACTGACATTGAGCACCTGACAGGCGGTTCCCCGGAGCCGCCTTTTTTAACGGGAGGCCCGCTTGGCCATCACCTTCCAATCCTTCAGGACCACGCTGGCCAACATGGTCGCCAGCGCGCAGGGCGCGTGCCCGGCGCTGCTGGACCTGAATATCGGCTCGCCCGGCCGCGCCATGCTTGAAGCTGTGGCGGGGCTGGGGCTTTGGTTCCAGTTCATTGCGCTACAGATCCTCTCGCGCACGCGGCTTGCGACCTCCATCGGGTCGGATGTTGACAGTTTCGTGCAGGATTTCGGCCTGTCGCGCGAGGCGGGGACGGCTGCGACCGGCACGGTTACCTTCACATCATTCACGCCATCCAGCCAGTCGGCCACCATCGCGGTGGGTGCGACGGTCAAGACCGCATCGAACCTGGTCTATGATGTGGTGGCGGACAGCACCAACCCGGCATGGTCGGCGGCCGACAGCGCCTATGTGCGCCCCGCGGGCACGGCGTTCATCACCGTGCCGGTCCAGTGCGAGACCACGGGCGCGACCGGCAATGTCACGGCGGGCGCGATCTGCCTGCTGGGCACGGCGGTGGCGGGCATTGATACGGTCACCAACACCGCCGCCCTGACCAATGGCAGCGACGGGGAAACGGATGCCGCCCTGCGCACGCGGTTCGTGGCCTATATCAACAGCCGCTCCAAGGCCACGATCGGCGCGATCGAGAACGCGGTGACGGATGTGTCCGCCGACCTGATCTACCAGGTGGTGGAGAACGTGGACACGTCCGGCGCAACCCTTCCCGGCAACGTGGTGGTGTTTGTCGATGACGGGTCGGGCGATGTGTCCGACAGCGTGATTGATGCGGTCTATGCGGCCGTCGATGCCGTGCGCCCGGCGGCCGTGTCCATCATGGTGGTGCGGCCCAATGTGGTGCGGCCTGCCGTCGCCATGACGGTCAGCGTGAACGGCACCGGCGACCTCGCCACGGTCGAGGCCACGATCAGCACCAATATCGCGACCTATCTGAACGGTCTCGCCATCGGGAATGCCGCCAGCTATTCGCGCCTGATCCAGATCGCGTATGCGTCCAGCACGTCGGTGACTAACGTAACCGGCGTGACACTGGCCGGTGGCACGGTGGACCTGCCCGCAATAACCGGCACGGCCTACCGTGCGGGGACGGTGTCCTTTGGCTGACATATCGCAAAACGGCCTTGCCCTGCGCATCCGCAGGCTGCTGCCGACGGGATGGTTCCCGGCAGCCCCCGCAACGGGGGAGGCCGAACAGGCCCCGGTGCTGAACGCGCTGCTGCAGGGTTACGGCGGCATGTTTGCATGGATATGGGCCATGCTGGCGGGCACTGATACCCAGACCCGTCTGGCCACCATGACCGGCGCGTTCCTGGACATGTTCGCCGCCGACTTCTTCGGCACGCTGCTGACGCGCAACCCCGGCGAAAGTGACGACGCCTTGCGTGCCCGGATCAGGGAAGCGCTGTTCCCCTCGCTCGGCACCCGGCCCGACGTGGTCAACACCATTGCCGATGAGGTGGGCGCGCCGGGCCGCGTGATCGAGCCGCGCAACGCAACCGACTGCAAGGGCATCGCCAGCATGGCCAGCCCCGCCATTGGCGGCGGCTACGGCTATGGCGTGGCCGCCCTGCGCTACGGGTCGCGCGCAGCACCCTTCCAGCTATTCGCCCAGTTGCCGACCGGCGACACGAACCCGCCCGCAACACAGACACTGGACCGCATTGCGAATGTGATGCCCGCAGGCAGCATCGCATGGGTCCAGGATGTGGAGACCCTTGGATAATGGACAGACAGATCGTCTACCCCGCGCAGATACCGCTGGACAGCGACCAGTTGAACGCGCAGCGCAACGCCTATGTCGGGCTGGGCCAGCTTGCGGCCATGGCCTATGGCTGGGCCACGATCGCGGCCAGCGGCTTTGCCTGCACGCCCGGCGACGGCCTTGCGCTGACGGTCGCGCCCGGTTCGCTAGTAGCGCCCGGCGTGATTGACGCCGTGCCCTATGGTACGCTTGGCGCCGTTGCCAGTGCGTCTGTCAAGCAGTTCACCAGCCGCGACCCGGTCAGCCTGACGGTGCCCGGCACGGGTGCGGCCTATACGGTTTATGTCGCGGGCATCACGCAGGATGCGGATTATACCGTGCTGCCATTCTATAACGCCGCCGATCCGTCCGTGACCTATGCCGGGGCCGGCAACAGCGGGCAGTCCGCCCCGACCGTGCGGCAGGACCTGGCGCGTCTGGGCATTGGCGCGAGCATTCCTGATGGATCGCTCCCCCTGTGGACCATAACGGTCCCGTCCGGGGCCACGGCCATTACGGCGGACATGATCACGCAGGCGAATGGCGCGCCATTTTATGACACCATTCCGCAATTGCAGGCGGGCAAGCAGGATACCCTTGGCTTCACCCCGGTCCAGCAGGGGGGCGGCACGGATCAGACAGACGACAAGGTCTGTATCGGCAACGCATCCGACATCTCTGGCATCCTGCGTTACCGGGCAGGCACCACGGACATGGGGCCGCTGGTCTCTGGTCAGTATGGAGCCGTTTCCGCGAACGGGGATGTCCCCATCTATGCCCAGTACTGGTCCATAACCGGACGCCCTATGGTCGGCTATGGGGAAACGGGGGCCGCCATCAACTGGCAGCTTATCGCCACCTACGCGGACGTAACAACCGAAACATCCGATCGCGTGGCTGCTGTTTCCGCTGTTCAGAGCCAGTTGCCGGATTACGTGTCCGGCATTTGGTACATGTCGGGGGCGGACCAGCAGGTCAATGGGCTGACGGTTTCCGGTAATACCGGGAGACCCCAGGTGTTTACGGTCGCCGCGGATTACACATTGGGCCTGTATTCGGACGTAACAACCGAAACATCCGATCGTGTGGCTGCCGTTTCCGCTGTTCAGAGCCAGTTGCCGAATTACGTGTCCGGCATTTGGGCGTTGTCTGGATCGGATGTGCAGGTCAATGGCCTGACGGTTTCCGGTAATACCGGGAGGCCGCAGGTGTTTACGGCCACCACCATATACGAGCTTGCAGAAAATGGCGACGTTTCGCTGATGCCGTTTAGTGCGACTGGCACTGACGTGGCTTCCGGGTCGGCAACCTTGACTTTCACCCCCACAAAGTCAGGCACGCTCAAGATTGACTACAACGCAGGCACAGCCGGCTCGGCCAAAATGACCAACTGGGGGTTAAGCGCGACCGGCGCGACCTATCTGGGTGGCGCGGGCAACAATGCGGGAGCGAATCTGCTTGCGGGTAGCGCCCTGTACAGCGTGACCGCAGGTGTTACCGCCGCCATTACCCTGTCCGTCACATTCTCGGCGTCCACCCCGGAAGTTCTCGTAGGCGGAACCGCCATTTTTGTTGCCAGCTGACACGCGAGGAAACAATGACAGCCACTACCGATACCCTGACCCGTTATGTCCAGTACCGCGCGACCGATGGTTACGTCGTGCAGGCGTTCACATGGCTGGGCGCGCCTTCCTTCCCCGCTGGCACGGGCTATGCCTTCGTGGCGGATGCAGCGAGCGCCTACACGCCGGGCAGCACTTACGCGGCCCTTGCCGCTTCCAGTGCCTACACACTATCGGGTCCGGCCACAGCTACATCCGGGACCGCCATTACGCTGACCCTGACGCCCAATAACAACGGCCCCGGCGCGGATGTAACGGTCACGCTTTCCGATGGCGGCGCGGGCGGGACATTCTCGGCTGGCACGGCGACGTTCGGCGCGGGCAAGGACACGGCCCAGAGCGTGACCTACACGCCAAAGGCAGCAGGGACCGTGACCATCAGCGCCACGAACAATGGCGGACTGACGAACCCGGCCAGCCTGAGCGTGACGGTGGCCGCCGCCACGGCCTGACCATCCCCACAATCCGCGCCTGCCCGACCGCCCTTGAGGCGGTTTTTTTTTATGAGAAGATGCATGAGAGAACCCACCACGACGCTGCCTTCCACATCGCAGCCATCCGCCCGCTGCGCCACGGTCGAGGACCTGGCGCAGTTGCGCGAGCGGCTGGCGAAGGTCGAGGGCGGCCACGACAACCTGCGCGACGGGCTGAACACGCTGTCGCGGCAGTTTTCCGACCTCAGGCGCGACCTGACCCGCACCGTGTCCGACAACGCCGCCCGGACCCGCCGCGAAATCATGGAACGCGTGGACGACATGACCGACACGGCCACCGAACGCGACAACGAGATATCGGGCAGGCTGGCCCGGATCGAGGGCGGCCTGAAGCTGACATCATGGATGACCATGACCTTCATCGTGCTGGCCACCGGCCTGCTGGGCTGGGCACAGGTGGGCGATGCGGCGTGGTCGCTGTGCAGGCGCGCATTCGGGTATGGGCCATGACCGGACGGCTTCCACGCGGCATCCGCAACAACAATCCCGGCAACCTTGATTTTGCGGACCAGCCCGGCGCGCGTCTGGAAACGGGCGTGCCCGACCCACGCTTTGCTGCTTTCCCGACCATGGATGATGGCATCCGCGCGCTGCGCGACCAACTGCTGCGCTACGCCGCGCACGGGATGGACACGATCGCCGCGATCATCGACATCTATGCCCCGCCCATCGAGAACGCGACCGGCGCCTATATCGCGGTCCTGTGCCGCCGGATGGGCGCGCGGCCCGACACCGTGCTGGACCTGCGCGACGCCGCCACCATGCGGGCGCTGGTCGAAGGCATTACGACCATGGAAAACGGGCCGGGGCATGTCAGCGCGGCGCAGATAGACCATGCGCTCCGTGCCACGCCCGGGCCGGCCGGCACCGCGCGCGGCTGACATCCGCGCCATGGCGCGCCGCGCCGCAGGGCGGGGCCGGACGCGGCAGCGGGTCCCCATTTCCAACCATCGGGGCAGGGCAGCGCATGTCGCCCTGTTCCGGCAGGCCACCAAAGGCGCCACATGATTACCAGACACGCATCGGGCACGCTGCTGCTGGCCGCGAACCAGGCCATACGCAGCAATTACGCCAGGATGGGCGGCCTTGGCGCCGCCGTCCTGTTCCTCCTTAATGAAGTGCCGGAACAATACACTTTCTATGCCGCCGTTCTTGTCCTGTCCTGCTCCATCGCCTCGGCGCTGGTAACGCCGCCGCACGCGGGCAGCGGGTGGGCCGTGGCCTATCAGGTCATCACCACCATCGGGCTGAACATCGGCTGGGCGGAAAACCACTTCAAGCCCGGCCAGTCGGGCGTGCGCGTGCCGCTGGCCGACAAGCCGGCGGCCAAGCAGGCCGTGGCCGCAGCCGGAATCCCGGTCCTGAACAGCAAGGGCAGGGCCGAGACACCGGCAAGATAA